AACAAAAAAGAAGTATTTTGAAAATTGTCTTTTGAATGTATAATGAAACTCACTGGGACGTCTCTCAAAGTATCGAAATTTATAGAAAACTTAAATTCATTCATAAACTATATTAGTAATGACCAGCCAAATTTTATGTTTAAATAAGCATTTTACACCAATAAGTGTAATAAATTTAAAAAAAGCAATAACATTACTTTTCAAAGAAAAAGCAAAAATATTAGAAGTAGAATCATACAACACATACACCTGGAATGAATGGTATCTGATAGAATTTAAAAACCTACAATACCAAAAAATAAAAACTCCTAAAAAAGAAATATACATACCAGAAATAATAATATTAAAAGAATACGATAAAATACAAAAAAAAAGAATAATGCCAAACAAAAAAAATATTTACAAAAGAGATAGGGGAGAATGTCAATATTGCGGTAAATTTTTACCTATGAAAGATTCAACAATAGACCACATAAATCCAAAAAGTAAAAATGGAAAACTAACATGGGAAAACTGTGTGATATCTTGTTTAAAATGTAATCTAAAAAAAGGAGATAAGGATTTAAAAGATATTGGTATGAATCTAATAAGAAAACCCGCAGCTCCAAATTATGAAAAAATTAATTTTTACTTTTTTGATAATACGCCAAAGAGTTGGGAAATTTTTAAAAAATAAACTACACATCATTTTTTAAAATATCTCTACATTTTTCTAATAACTCTTCAAAATCTTTAGGTTTGCAATTTAGTAATCTACATACACTGCTTTTATTAATTCTACCCTTCTTTGTATAAACCTTATTTTCATTTAACAATAACATATCTACTAAATTTCCAAAACCTTTATCTATAAGTTTTTGTATTAACTCTTGCTTTTCTATACCATCTACAAAATTTTTAACCATGTAAACCTTTCTTAATTAGTTTAATTATATAAAAAAATAAAACTCATTCAATATAAGCTCTATCGTACCTCAAAGTGAGATCTATAGTACTAACTTCATTTGATCCCATATCTAAATCACCAAACTCTATACTTTGACACCATACACCCTCAAATATCCATTTTTCTATTACACCACCTGTGCCGTCGTACATTTCTAGTCTACATAGATTGGTACCCATACCTCTCTTAAAACCAGTTTGGTTTATGTCAGTTGGACAACTAGGCTGCCAATTATTCTCATCTTTTTTTGGATCATATGCATATTTAATCCAGTCCCATACAGGATTAGAATTTCCCTTTAAATCATATAAAACCAAATTTATTGGCTTCCATTCAGCTCTGCCTGGGTAGTATATTGTTTCAGTTATATGTTGAGCATCTATTTCTTTAAAACTAAGAGAAGGCCTAGCACTCTTCAAGGGAGGAAGAGCATTAACGCCTTCTTCAGATATGTCAGGAATAAAAAAAAGATATCTATATTTTCTTTTAAAACAAACTTCGGGCTGACCGACCTTGCCCAGACCCATATTTCGCATATATTATATATGAGAATAAAATATTATTTTACTTCAACACTAACAGATTTTATTCCCACACCTGTCTTAACGGGGCGAAGAGACTTTATTATACCTTTACCAAAAAAGTCACCTCCAACAACAAGTTTGGGTCCATTATGGAACTCAATTCTATCGCATGGATCATTCATAGATATTTTTAAAAATAAAGAATCGCCTTCAATTAAAAAAGTATTATCTAAAATCTCTTTTTTAACAGTTCTTTTTTGGTTATTAAATAAAAACTCTTCCATAATTATAGTATAAATAAAAGTACATAAAAAAAGGCAAGCCTTTCGGCTTGCCTTTTTTTTTAAATCAAGTACAACCGGAAGTTCCGCACTCCTTGAACTTGGGTCCACAATTACCAGACTCGTATCTTACTTCTGAGTACCTTAAGGTTAGCTCAACATTAACTTCCTCAGAACTACTGTAATCCAGATCTCCAAAATTTATGGCTTGGGGCCAAACGTGTCCTAAAGTCCAAGTTTCCATAGTGACGCCACTACCATCATATAGCTTTAATACGCCTTGGCCTGCATAGCCTTGAGCGCCTATCCCGGCAGGAGCGGCTCCGGCGCCGCCCTTTTTAGAAGACTGATGTAGTCTTTCTGGGTTGTGGAACTCATAAACAGTGGAGAGCCAATTATAAAGATTTGTTATGCTACTGCTTTGGTCTGCTACAACGTCGTAGTATGTAACAGTTATTGTTTCCCAACTAGCTTTACCAGGTATCCACATTTTACCATGAAGATAGTTTATCTCAGTCTCTTCTATGTTTATATTTGGTCTTGCAGCAACTTTTACTATTGTCTCTGGTATTCTTCCGCAAGGTGTGTTAAGCTCAAAAGTCCACCTATATTTTCTCTTAAATATTGCGTTGGCTGAGGCCAAAGCCCCCATGCCCATGTTTATTCCACCTTGTCCCATTTAAGTTCTCCTTTAAAAGTTAAAATGAATCGACATTAGAAGTAAAATCCCCAGTTCTATGAATAGAGAATTCTAAGAATATAAATTCAGCTGCTCTGGTTGGTTGAATTCCTATTCTAGCTCTAAATTCATTTCTATCTATTACATCTGGAGTGTTTAATTCTTCATCTGCTTGTACTCTGAAATCAGTTATGCCTCTTCCTACTACGACCTCACGTAATATTCCGGTAGCAATATTTACAAATTTTTCTCTAAATACTTGATCATTTGGTTCAAATATCAAAGCTCTACTGGCAGATCTGATTCGTTTTTCTACAGTCAACATTAGTCGTCTAACATTAACTCTATCCAAAGCAGTAGGCCTTCTTTGAAGTGTTTTTTGCCCAAATATAACAAAGCCATCTACATCTACAAATTGAACAATAGGATTGATGGCGTTTCTATTGCCATACATCAAATCTCTTTCTTCTAGCGTAGGTCTTTGATAAACATCGGTTATATTTGCTACAATGCCTCTGTTTATTCCTGCTGGGGCAAACCATGGAGCACTCAAATTATCGCTCGAAGCTATGGTAGCCATTACAGATCCGCTTGGTGGCACCCAAACATCAATTCTGTTAAAATTATCTCTAACTTTAACCCACGGCCAATAAAGAGCACCAAAATCACTATCAAATCTGGTTAGATTAAGGGGATGAACTCCGTTTTGCCACTGAGTGATCTCCCTGACAGTCAAGCCAAATGGAGGATCTATTATAGCCATGCAGTCCATTCTAACATTTTGACAAATATTAAGCATGGCCGTGACTACGGCAGTGCTACTATGTCCTGGGACTGCGAGAAGGTCCATATCTATTTGCTCAGGTTCGCTGAGGGCGTATAGACCGGTAAAACCCACATCGCTGCCTATTATGAGTTCATCTTGCTGATCAGGATCTGAAGGAATACCGTCTGATCCACCTGCTAAGGTATAAACTCCGTCTAATGGACTAAAGGAAGTAGAATTTAGTGGAGGGCTTGTGGTATCTGTCAAATCATCAACTCTGATGTAATCTGATACTAGAGACAAGTAGGATCCAACGTAATATCTACTAGATGGATCTTTTGTTAGACCTCCCCAAGATTCAACTTGAACCCCATTATTAAAAATTTGCATAACAAAAGTATTATTGCTAGTGTCATTAATTATTCTTACCTGGGTTCTATTACCTTCTATTCCAGCACTATCGGCTCTTATTATAAAGGTATTTTCTTGGTAGTTAGTGTTTTCTGCACCGTAAACAACGCCAGCTTCCTCAGAATTTTCTCCTGTTAGAGACTCTGGGCTGCTTCCTGTTGCTGTATTGTTGCTTAAACCCAAGGTGTAATCAACAGTGCTATCTGGCTTGACTCTAATTCTTGCATCACGACCAGTATGCAAAGTTTCAATCACAACAACACTTGAACTTGACTCATCTGAGTCACCTTCTACCGACTCAACTCTAGCAATGAAACCTCCTGGCAAGTCAGCTACGGCTAGATTGATTGCATCCGAAACATCTTCTGCGGTAACCGAAGTTGTCTCAAAGACTAGGTCTACAGTTTGAACTACATTATCTATTAAAACGTTATCTGTTCCGTCTAAAACTATGTTTAGTCTTGGATTTGTTATTCCGGTTAAGTCGTAGGGTCCGGAAACAGTGCCAACTACAGAAGCTTTGGTCATTCCTGTGCCTAGAACGGGAGTTGTTCCACCTGACCCTATTAGGGCATTTTCTCCGTAAAGACTATCTTGAACTGAAACTAGTTCTAGGCTAGCGTTTGGACCATAAGCATAGACTGTTTTTACGGCCAAGTATGAATTGCCACCAACAACTTTTACGTAGAAAATTATTCCATCATTATTGGAATCTATTTGATCATTTAACTCATCGACAAGTTCAGATGCAGAGTAACTTTCTGTTCTTCCTGGAACAACTAAAGTTTTGGCAGAAAGAACTCCATTCACCTTGAATCTAAAGAATTTGTCATTGGTTATTGTATATGGACCAGAAACTGTGGCTTCTATTTCAATAACCCTACCTGCACTAGGAACTTCTACAAAAGCAACTTCGGCTCTTTCATCACTCACTGGCTCTTCATTTGCCACTCTAACTATATATAATTGGTTTGCAGCAGCAAGATATTGTTCGGCAGCATAAATCATGTATGGATCGCTAGCATCTGGGTGAGCGTATCCGAATACGGTATGCAATTGTCTTGTGCTTGTTATAAGAGTTGGGATATTTATTGGACCTTTGCTGCAGAAGCCTACCATAGCTCCTCTACTGACATTAGGATCAGAAGCAACAAAACTTAAATCCTTCTCTGTTATTCTTACACTAGGACTTATTGTGTTTGAAGGTGGAAAACCTTTTAATATCGCCATTTTTTATTCTCCCTCTTTATTTAAAATTTTCTTAATCTTTATTAGGCCTTTTTGTTCTGCCCTATATATATAGTCTGTAGATCTTTCTTCTTCTAACAAAAAAGTATTTTTATTTAAACCTACACCTGGTATGTTAAGGACTGTAAAAGCTTTTGGTGCCTTTTTTGATCTTATAACAAGTTGAACTGGTTGTTTTGTTTTGTTAGTTATCTCTAACATGCAACTTCCTTTACTGTTTCCTCTATACTACTAATTATCTCTAAATCGTCTCCACTTTTGTTATTAGTAAAATCAACTTTTGTACTAAGAATTGATTTTCTTCTAACAATTGGCTGAGGTATATATGTTTCGGCGGTTAAATTAAACATAAACTTAACAACTCTTATTGCCTGATCCCCAGGCTCATACTCTAAGTTGTTTGCAATACTATCTAATTTGACTTGAACCTCCCAATTAACACCTCTAACCTTTATATATGCAACTGGGCTAAATTTTAAAATAATTTGTTCTAAAATTTGATTCATATCCTCAACATACATAGTCCAAGCATACAAAGAATAAGATATATCTATGGGTATGCCTTTTGCCACACCGAAAATAGTGTCTCTTTCATACTTTTCGCTATGTGTGAAACCCGGTTTTCCGTCCGGTCCTCTGAGATAGTCAACAGCTCTGTGGTAAACATATCTTGCTTGATTAAATTGGTAGTCGGTGGATGTTATCGCCAACATAGGAAGTCTTATTCTATCGACTACTAAACTATTATCTTTTCTCACATTATCTTGAATTATCGCAGCGACTGCTTTTTCTTGTGTGCCCCATATTACGGGAACTTTATGAGAGTGGCCTTCATCATCTATGACAACCAAATTTTTAAACAAATCCATTACTGCTGTATCTGTGCCTCTTAAGGACTTTGAGTATCTGTATATTGCATCAAAACTTTTAGGGTCATTAACTATCTGTCCAGTCTGCATAGGGTCTTTTAAGTTTGATCTACCTAGTTCATCGGGTTGAAACTCATTTTTATATTCGGAACATTTTTCATTTTGATGCAAAGAAGCTTGATCAACACTTGTATTGAGGTTTTTTTCACTACATTCATTCAAGCTTTTTTGATTATGATTTTCCATTTTTGCTTCTATAATATATAGTATATGCTAATATTAAATAAATATAAAAATTTACAAAAAAAAGAAATTTATTTAATAGAAGAAAATATAATATATAAAAAATTTAAAAAACCAAAATTTCCACTTAAATTATTTTATACCAAGAGGGCCAAGAAGTTGCTTTAATGCATTAAATGTGTCTGTTAATTTCTTGATATCCACTTTTGGTTGTTGGGCTTGGTTAGGTTGAGTTCCTGGTTTAACCTGTTGGGCTTGGTTAGGTTGAGTTCCTGGTTTAACCTGTTGGGCTTGGTTAGGTTGAGTTCCTGGTTTAACCTGTTGGGCTTGGTTAGGTTGAGTTCCTGGTTTAACCTGTTGGGCTTGTTGTGCTTGGTTGGGTACTTGTTCTTGTAAATATTGAGAAAATGTTTTCATAAATGTATATATTAAATAATATTAAAATCTTGTTTGGGTTGAGAAACTTTTCCTTCCCCGGTAGTAATACTCTCTTGAAACTTCTGGGCAACTAGCTGTAATCTTATTGCACTCCACTGCTTAAATTCGGTAAGGTTTCTTTGTATTATGACCCAATTTTCTTTTAAGTGAGGAGTATATATTCTTGATCCTATTTTAGGTGGATGCCCCAAAACTTTTAAAGTTGTTTTATAATTTAATTCAAAAAGTTGTTCATCAGGTGCATCTATACCGAATTGATTTATATAATTTTGACTATTTACAGGCTCATAAAAACACCACAACTTTACAGGTACTTGACTAAATATTTTTCCTCTGTCTTCCAGGTATAACTTGTCTACAGTATTTTGCTGAATAAACACCTCGTAGTAAAATATGGGTATTCCGCCTCTTTCTATAGATTCTTGATCCCATATATCATACAAAGACAAATTTGGATCGTCTGGGTCGAACTGTTGAGCGCTTCCAGTTACGCAATACGGAGTTCCATCTTGTTTTCTTATCATATAATTATATACTATATTAACAACAAATTATGTGTTTAGAAAAAAATATATACAAAGACAAAAACGTGTGTTTATTAGGTTGTGGAGGATCTTTAGATAAAAAAGAAATAAACTTCGAAAAATATGAAAAAGTTGTTGGAGTAAACAGGATATATAAAACTAAGTATTTTGAAAAAATAAATATTTTATATGACTCTGCTCACTATAAATTTGATCCACTAACAAATGTTAAAGTGAACACTATAAACAACTCTAGTCTAGAGTACTATTTTCTAACTCCAGGTATTAAGAGCCAACAAAAATTAAAACTTCAAAAAAATTTAATAGAAAAAATAAAGATAAAAAATTTTTTGTATACAAATAGACCAGAAATGAGAGTGGCTGGCAAGAAGATACTAGCTGGTCTGTTTGTTTTAAATATTATGCTAATTGGGTTACCAAAAAAAATTGACCTTTATGGTTTTGATTTTTATGAAGAAAATTACACAAGTGGATTAGAATATGTACATGAAATAGAAACTATAAAAAAAATGCATACACTAGAAAGTGAAAAAAAATACTTAGAAAACTTAATAAAACAAAATAATTGCATAGAGTGGATAAGACAATCATGCTCTTAAATAAGATTTTTTTTCATTCTCTCCATCAGTCAACTTTCTGGGTCCGAAAAGCCCCAAGCTTCTCTCGGCAATTCTAATGTCTTTCACCATGGCAGAAAATTCTTGGTCATCTAAAGAGGAAGCATGGTCACTTCCAGCCATATTTTTATCAAGAGTTATGTGTCTCTCAACCCAAGTAACACCTAAACCTAAGGACAATATTGTTGGAATATAACCACGTTCATGTCCGCTATAACCAAAAATTTTTCCTGGGTAGTGATTTTTGAGCCAAGTGATATAATTTAAATTTATTTCATCAAAAAAAGAAGGATAAGATGAATTAGTGTGAAAAATCACATCAGGCTGGCTTACTTTGATGGCTTTCTCTACCTCCTCCTCTGTACTCATACCAGTGCTAATCAAAAGAAAATCAGAACATTTTCTTGCATAAGTTAGTAAGTCTATGTTGTTGATGCATGCAGACGGTATTTTTATCACTATGCCTAAGTTTTTATTTTTATAAGATTTTACAAAGTCAACAGAGTCCTTGTCCCAAACAGAGCAAAACCAATTTACTTTATTTTCATTGCAATAATTATTTATAAAATCATATTGTTTTCTATTAAACTCTAATCTATTTTTATAATCAATGTACTTAATCGGGCCCCATATAGAGTCTTTTATTTTATTTTTTTGATGTTCCGGGGTGCTCTTATCAGGATTTCTTTTTTGAAATTTTACGTAATCACAACCGGACAATTTTGCTTTGTCTATTAAATTTATCGCTAATTCAAGAGAGCCATTGTGATTAATGCCAATTTCAGCCACAACTTTGATCATAATAATTTCTCTATTATAGCCAAATCATCATATGAGTCTAATTGAAAACTCTCCGAGGGTGGCATAGAAACACATCCAATTTTGCCGCTGTATCTCAGACCGCTTTCCAGCAAGTTTTTTCTTTTAGTAACATAAAAGGCTCCATTTTCCACAAAACAAGACTCAACATCTTGCCTCATGGGCCTTTTTTTTACATCCCAATTTATAGGAATCAAACTTAAAGACCATCTTGGCAACCAATGTTCTAAGTTTGCACTAAAGATAGAATCAAATTCGCCTGATTTAACTTTACTTATTCCATCATTTATATACTTAGTTTTTAACAAAGGTGATGTAGGTTGAATAAAGACTAGAATATCAAATTCAACTTTATCAGCAAAAAAAAGAAGAGACTCATCACTTTTACTTTTGTCTGTGGCTAGTTTTTTCGGTCTTTTAATGGTTTCAGCACCATATTCTTTGCTTATTTTTAAAATTTCATCACTATCAGAACACACCCAAGTTTCATCTGTTATGGAGTTCTTAGAATTAATTATAGAATAATAAATTAAAGGCTTTCCTTTAATAGAAATCAAATTCTTTTTTGGAATTGATTTGCTACCACCTCGAGCCAAAATAACAGAAACAATTTTCATAATTTTTCAAATTTGTAATTAAAATTAATTATATCTTCTTTATAAATTTTTCCAATTTCAGAAATCAAAAAATCATTATAATAAAAACTATAATGTTTTTTATCAACATTTTTCTTTAAAAATTTTAATTCAATATTAGTTCCAAAAAAATCACACATTTTTGCCCAATCATCTATTAAATTTTCAAATCTTAAGAAAAAATCAACTTTTTTCTTTTCATGAAAAACAAAATTAGTCATAGAATTCCAAGTTACTCTGTGATCGTTGTTTTTAACAATATTTAGATATGAAAAAACATCAAACTTTTTTCTATATTGTTTGTAAAAAAAATTATCTTTAAAATTATTATGATAAAACCATTGGCTGATAAATCTATCGAATGGGTTTCTTACTATGCAAAATACAAAAACATCACTAATAGTACTCAAGGAATATTTTCTTAAAGGAATGTGTTTAATCTTTAAATTATTGTTACTTGATAAACAAGACAAAACGCTAGTGCCCGCAGTTTTGGGTATGTGTATAAATAAAAATTTTTTACCATTAACAATGAAAATGTTATCCATAAAAAGAATACCCAAAATAATCTATATCTCTTTGATAAATTTTTTTTACTTTTTCAATATCATCTTCTTTATAATATTTTCTAAAGTCCATATGATTACCTATGTTTTTTTTTGGTAAATTTAAACTAATTCCCAAATAATTTGTAATATTTTTCCAATCATTTTCTAAATTTTCAAACCTGCCAATAAAATTAGGCAAAACAAGATCTTTATCAGAAACATAATCCAATTGATTATAAGATATAGACTTAAAATATGGAAAATTAACCTTAAAATTTTCTCTTTTACTAAACACCCTTTCATTAATAATATTTTTACAATCTAGAAAACTACTAAAATTTTTAGAATTTGATTTTATATAAGTTTGAAAATTATTTTTACTTTTAAGTTTAAGTATACCAAAATACCAAGAAACAAGCCTATCCCAAGGATTTCTAACAAAACAAAACTTATAATAGTCTTCATAATTAGAATAATCTATCCAGCTTAAATGAGTGTGGTGATATGCAAACATTTCAGAACCATTGAGTCTGAATAGGGCGTCCTTAATAGAGCTACCTGCAGTCTTGTGTATGTGTATAAATAAAAATTTATATTTATGATTAATAATCAAAAAACACCTATGGTATTAAAACCTTTTTATCAGAACCGCAATCAGAAAAGTCAACTTTAACTCCTATTATCTCCATAAACACATTTGAAAGAGGTCTATTTCTAGCGTCTGTACAGTAATCATAATCGCTATACTTTGGCTTTTTATTATTATACCTACAAATTATATCTTCTTCTTCTTTAGTTCTCCAAGTTCCATAAATTCTAGATCCAGTCGCCCAAACACTAATATTATCTTGATTTGGATTTTTACTTAAAACTATTTGCTTGATTTGAGTATATATGTTTTTTGTTTCATCATCAAAATCTTCGAATTGTAAAATTGGTTTTTTAATTATATTTTTAGAGCTAAGGTATTCATTCAGTTCTTCCCAAGGCATTAATGTAATACCAGGAACATACTTTAAATAATCTTCGCCATACAAATCTTTAAGATCTTTTATAGAGTAATTTTTGCCTATTATGGGGTCCATACTGAACTAGCCTTTCTTGATATTATTTTTGCTATGGTTTCCATGCTTGCCTTTGCCTGTTTGATGTTACAAGGTAGTAATCAATATCCAATCCGTCTTCTATACCCCAAGGCTCAATAGTATTCATAATATAATACTTGGGAAATTCCATAAATCCATCACCATTATCATCTCCTGTTTCTTCAAATACAAAATTAAACTTATCTAGTTTACAAAAATTGATTTTACATTTGTTAGGATGAGTTTCCATTTGTGAATTTAAACCAAAAAGATCAAACAAATTGTTGATAAAATCTACATAATTAGCAGCTCCAAGTCCATTTCCATCATTTCTAAAACTAACATTACCGAAATTTACTTCGGTATCAAGATCTACGAGATCAACATCTTTTATTGTTTGACCAAAAACAGTGGCTGCTTTTAATTTAAGATTCCAATAGGCACCGTTATCAAACTCCGCTAAATAAGAAAATTTGTCATATGTTCCCATGCTACCGGAAAAAATTCCATCAATTCCCAATAAAAATCTATTATAGCTTGTGAGTTCTACAAAATCACCTGTACCAGGTGATGGTCTTATATGGACAGCAGGGACACTTATTGGCCCACCTACATTTAAATTTCCACTTACACCTACTCCGCCAGTTACTACTAATGTTCCGGTACTTGTGCTTGTGCTTGCGGTGTTGCCAGTTAGTCTATTGACAGTTCCGCCAACATTAATATTTCCGCCGATTCCTACTCCGCCGTTTGGAACCCTTATTCCTCCAGTACTAGTACTTGTACTCGCTAAGGTTGAATCCAAATACATGACCGCATTATTGTTATTAAGCTCGAGATTTCCAGAAATAAAACAACTCTGGTGGACGGTTAGCTCATTAGCACGAACCTCGCCACCAGCGTTAATATTTCCACTTACTCCCACTCCACCAGTTACCACCAATGTTCCGGTGCTTGTGCTTGTGCTTGCGGTATTGGCAGTGAATGTTGTTGCTCCATTGCTTGTTAGTGTTGTGAATGCACCAGTGTTTCTTGTTGTATTACCAATTGGCGTATTTTGTATGCTACCAGCATAAATTGCTCCACTTACTCCCACTCCACCAGTTACTGCTAGTGTTCCAGTAGCAGTGCTTGTGCTTGCAGTTCCAGCAGTGAATGTCGTTGCTCCATTGCTTGTTAGTGTTGTGAATGCACCAGTGTTTCTTGTTGTATTACCAATTGGCGTATTTTGTATGCTACCAGCATAAATATTTCCACTTACTCCCACTCCACCAGTTACTACCAATGTTCCAGTAGCAGTGCTTGTGCTTGCGGTGTTACCAGTTAGTCTGTTAACAGTTCCGCCGGCATTAATATTGCCGCCGATTCCAACTCCACCAACTACTACTAATGCGCCAGTTTCTGTGCTAATGCTTGAAATAGATGATGTTATGCCAACGTTACCTCTAAGTTCAGATTCTAGCCATACTGTTAAATTTTGACGAACACTAAAGTTATCATACAGTATAGTTCCGTAACCAATTTGTAACTCAAGTTTTGTAATATCGTTACTATCTTTTATGTTGGTAGTTCTTATATTAGAAGAAATAAGTGTTGAGCTGCAACTTATATTGCCACCAACATTTAAATTGCCACTTATGCCTACTCCTCCAGTTACTACTAATGTTCCATTTGTAGAAGTTATACTTGAAGTGTTGGCAGTGAATGTTGTTGCTCCATTGCTTGTTAATGTTGTGAATGCACCAGTGCTTCTTGTTGCGCTACCAATTGGTGTGTTTTGTATGCTACCAGCATAAATATTTCCACTTATTCCAACTCCACCAGTTACTACTAGTGTTCCAGTAGCAGTGCTTGTGCTTGCGGTATTGGCAGTGAATGTTGTTGCTCCATTGCTTGTTAATGTTGTGAATGCACCAGTGTTTCTTGTTGTGCTACCAATTGGTGTATTTTGTATGCTACCAGCATAAACTGCTCCGCCTATTCCTACTCCACCAGTTACTACCAAAGAGCCAGTGCTTGTGCTTGTGCTTGCAGTATTGGTAGTTACTCTAAAATCTTGATTGCTGGTCCAAGCATTGGTTGAGCTACTCCATGTTAGTGTTTTATCAGTTGCACCTTTTAGTGTTATGCCACCACCATTAGCGGTAGTATCGGTTGGAGTTGTTACATTACCTAGTTCTATATTGTGGTCTTCTACTCTTACAGTTTCGGTGTTTAATATTGTGGTATTACCACTAACAGTTAAGTTGCCAGCTACAACCATGTCGTTGGCATTTAAGTTGCCAGCACTAAAGCTTCCACCTACATTAAGATTTCCGCTTATTCCCACTCCACCAGTTACTACTAGTGTTCCAGTAGCAGTGCTTGTGCTTGCGGTGTTAGCAGTTAATGTCGTTGCTCCATTGCTTGCTAGTGTTGTGAATGCACCGGTGTTTCTTGTTGTATTACCAATTGGTGTATTTTGTATGCTACCAGCATAAATATTTCCACTTATTCCAACTCCACCAGTTACTACTAGTGTTCCAGTAGCAGTGCTTGTGCTTGCAGTGTCATATTTAAGTCTAACTAATCCAGCACTAGTGCTGATTGAAACAGTCTCTATTGCACTATCATTAACAAATGATAGTGTTGCATCTCCTCCATCCACATTTCCTTTGCCCAAAGTATTCAAATATTGCATGCTACCGCCGAAGCCACCATAAAATATAGCTCCTCCACGACCTACATAATGAGAAGATGGAGCAGCCATACCACTATCAATATTAACATTTCCACTTACTCCTACTCCACCAGTTACCACCAGTGTTCCAGTAGCAGTGCTTGTGCTTGCGGTGTTACCAGAAACATGAAGTTTAGCAGAAGGACTATTTGTGCCAATTCCTACATTTCCACTACTAGCAACAACCAAATCATTTTGATTAAATCTACCTGCTACAACTTTGTCATCACTAAAGACCTCGAATACAGGAAGTCCAGCATTATTATTAACACTCATCAAAGTGCCATCCAAACTATCTACAACACTAAATAAGCTACCGTTAGTTCCTTCTACATTCAGGATAGTGCTTCCAACCGTAGAATCAAAAACATGAACAGTTGCAGTCGGAGAAGATGTATTAACAGCAATATTTGAAGCATTAACTCTACCAGCACTAACAGTAACTGACTTACCGCTAGCTGACCTGATCTCGCCATTTTGTTCAAAAACTATATCTACTTCATTAATTCCATCGCCTATATAAACATCCCTGGTGGCATCTCCTATTATTATATGACCACTAGATGCGAGCAAGTGCAAATCTCCATTATTATTAAGAGATATATTGGCACTAGTAGATCCTCCAAAAACACTGAAAAATTCTACTTTTGCGTCTGCTGGGGTTATTATTATGTCTTTAGTCATTTTATCCACCTAATATTGTTTTGAGTGTTGAAGATGTTTGTTGAAAAACTACTGGCAGTCTTGTTGTCAAATTATGTAGCAGTTGAGTAGATGTTGAAAAAGGATAAGGGTTTGTTAAAATTATTTTAAGATCTTTTTCATACCAACCTAACCTAGAGTTGGCACCAGACCCATCACAAGAAACACTAATACTCATAAATGTATCAAAAGGCAACGGATCTATTGTTAAAGTTCTAGTCTCAAAGTCACTTACACTAGAGCTAGTAAAACGATCAATTTTTCTCCATCCAGTAGTAAAATTAACTTTTGAATCACTAGGATCTAGAATAGCATCAGAATTATTATAATATCTACCATCATAATAATCTTTTACATGAGATACTCTAATGTATGGATAATTTGTGTTTCCGCTAACTGTTTTGACAGTACCGACAACATGAACGGTTGTGTTTGATGGAACGTATACGTGATTATCAAAACCCATCCACTCACTATCATCTCTATCTGGGTATACCCTCCACGATTGAGAAGGGTTATCCCATAGTCTTAGTGCTCTTCTATTCCACTCCCTCAAACCATTATATTTAAAATTATCATTAATAGAAGAAAACATATTAGAGTGAGCCGCTCCTCTATTAACTGCATAGTAACTTCTTGCATCCATGTTGACACTATCAACATATAAATTACCTCCACCAGTTACGTCCCAAAAATTTCCAAGATAAGAATCTAGAAAAATTACTCTTCCAACTCTTTCGCCACTAGCCCAAACCACATAGTAATCATGATAATGCCTACTCAGTACCAGAGGATTTGCAGAATATGTATTATACAAAAAAGTACCGTTTCCAAACAAATAATAATTATGGCTTATTCTAGCTTTTGCATCCACAGTTTGTTCATAAGCTGGGCCGTTTGCGGTTCTTATTCCATAATTATAACTAAAGTCGGTCATTGCTTCATAAGTACCTCCACAATACCAAGGTCTTTGACTTGCCCGAATACCCACATTATTAAAAAATCCAGCATTGTTTCCATAAAAATAAAAACATTGACCTCCAGCATTGTAACTAACACAATTTCTAATATTTAATTGATGTTGCTCCCAAATGTATCCGGTGTTGTCAGTGTTTCTTGTAGTAGGAGTTATTGTAACACCCTCTAGCTCACAAACATAATTAGTAAATTGGGTCAAGGAGAAAGCATTATGACCTCTTATGCTTAAACATCTAAATTCTATGCTATTAGTATTGCTTCCAATATTTAATTGAAAATTTTTAAGCTTATATCTTCTATGATAATTACCAGAATTACTAAAAAATTGGAAAAATATAAAACTAGCTTGGCCAGATCCGTAGCCCAAACCTTCTGGGCCTGTGACCTTGGTATCTCTGGTCATGTTGACCACTATTCCGCCAGGACCAGATTTGACATTTCTTTGCAATGTTGATTGGTTTGTATTAGTATAGCCAGCACTTATTGTGATGGTTTTGGTTTGAGAATCTATGGATGATATAGTATAATCCATAATATTATCCCAACTTGTTGCATTAGCATATATTGGATCATTTGCAGGTATGAGTATTAAATCACCTACATTAAATCCATTAACATTATTTACAGTTATTGTATTACTACCAGCATTGCTATCTGCAGTTATTGTGGCAGCTATTCGTAGAACATCATCTCCGCTAAAATGACCCTTATCCAAGCCAGTTTCATAGATAGATTCTCCAACTACATTTCCTGATACATTTGAAGAAACTGTAATTTCATTTATAGAGTGATTAATATCAGTAATTGTTAAAACATTTCTATTCAATCCTGTTCCAAAAATTATCTTATAACCTTTTCTAAAAACACTAGAGTCGCTAACACTAATAACATTATTATTAACATTAATAATAGTTGTCTTGGGACTGACGAATTTTCTAAAATATACAGTGTTTACATCTATGTCATGAATCCAAGCACCCTCATCACTTTTATAATAATTCCAATCTTTGCCAGATCGTTCAGCCTTGTATATAGCTATCCAATCACCTATAGCAAAATTACTAGCATCAGTAAAAGACAAGCTCGTGTCATTATTGTTGGCATCAGCTGATAGGGTTGTTTTTGGATTAGGATTAGTGCCTTCTATTTCACAAGTAACATAACCATTTCCATTCACTTGAAGTCTGTGTTGGTCAGCATTGGTACCTCTGATTTCTAGTTTAGAACCTGGGTCCATCCTAAAAAATCCACCGCTATTTTGACCTTCTACGAAGTGCTGGGTATAATTTGCAGCATTATCTACATATAAAATTCCATTCATTCTTAACTTGCCGGTACTAGTTATTTGAAGTTTGCCTCTTACAAAGCTATCATTATACCCATTTGTAACTCTCCTATCATCGTCTATGGTAACAACGTGGCCGTAGTTAATAATAAAATCATCGCCATCAACTGGTACAGGGTTACCTCCCCAGGTTGAAGTGCTATTAAAATTACCACTTTGTGTGCTAGTTCGTGTTGGCATTTAATTCTTTCGAAAAGTATTTTTCAAAACTAGAGGTGTTGAAAGCAATTTCAAATTTAATTACATTATTTGAATTTTCTATAGTATTTGGATTCAAAACAACCATGTCTGTATCCGGCTGAATGTCGTTATTTACTATTATTTCTCCGGTGTCTTTATTTATACTTACATAAATTATCATTTTTATCCTTTTAAATACTATGAAACAAACCTGTATTTTGTTGCATTATAATTTTGAGCAATTTCAGTAGAGCTAAGTTCTTTGTTATATATCTTTAAGCTTGCCACTTTGCCATTCATATAGTTTGCTCCAGATTTACCTATGTATATATTACCAGTTGTTGTTATTTTTGAACCAAAAGAGCTTGCTACAGAATTGTTAATGTAAATCAAACTAGAAGAAGATTTTCTTACTATTACAGCATTAACCCAAGAATTTATTGGGACAAAACTTGTGATTATAGTACTAGAGTTGCTAGGGGCCCAGTATGTATTATTAGAGAAATTAAAAATACTCCATTGCCAAGCATTGCTATTATATTGATCTAAGCCAGCATAGATTATGGGAAAATTATTTCTATTATTCATATAGAACCAAATATCAATTGACACTGAGTCTATAATATGTGGAATTAGAACGTAATCGTCAACTCCATCTAAATAAAAACAACCTCTACCATCAGACCAATAAGTAGAACCATATATAGTTCCATTATAACTATTTGAGCTTATATCGTATAAAGTATTATCTCCAATAGAATAGCTCTTGCTAGTTATCGGGTCAAGATATAATAACAAACCATCAGTTACAATTTTTGGAGGACCATTTTGATAGCTCATAATAATGAATACTTGTTTTTAAAAGCCCTTTCATAATTAAACTTAATTTCACTTGGAGACAAAACTTTATTATACATTTTAACTGAAAAAAGTTTACCAAAAAAAGACCAATTACTACAGTGGTTTGCACTACCAGCTAGTCTAAATTGCTGATTTGGTGCTGAGAAGGTGCCATTGAGTGTGTTTGTTGCTACTAAAGTGCCATTTATATATAAATACAAAATTTGCTGGTTGGATGATTTGGAATACATACAAACAACACTGTATAAAGTATTAAGAGATAAATTATCAACAGAAAAAATGTCTTGTCCTGTATCTGTAGAGTTGATTCCAGCGATATTAAAGTAAAACCTACCGGAACTTTGAAATCCGGCCCTAAATCCTCTATATAAGTTTCCATCTGTACCCTGTTTGCTCCATAAAGTAGTGCCTGGGGTTAGTCCACAGTTTGAGTTGGGACTATCAAATCTATTACACACAAACCATGTATCTAAAGAAAAAGAAGTATCGAATGACACGCTATTAGTTGAAACTTCATATGCATTACTGTTGCCACTAGTCCATAGGAGCGAATTGTTTTCATAAACTCCGCCCCCTATAACAAAATCTCTGTTATTGCCAGAAATGTCTTTCCACAAAGTAGAATTTTCAGTCAAAACTTCTTTGATACTTAAATAATCTAAATCAAAATCTGCATTTACATTATCACATACTATACTAAAATTACCTGTTGCAGAACAGGTAAAAGTTCTAGAGTATGATCCTGTTGGCAAATTAATACCTCCAGCTAAACTTGGAGTAGAACCTGGCCCTAAGCTAGCGGTGGTAGTACCACGTCTTGCGCTAATAATCCAATCTATTTTGTACCTTTTTCCAGAAACACATGGTGCTATGTTACCGAAATTTAAATAATTACCTCCGATACTACTAATTGTTCTTACTTGGCCATCTCCTGCTGTCAGTACGCTAGGTTCCGTCACCAACTCTGGTCCGTATGAGACACTCGGATAACTACGTTCAATCGTAGAGTCTAGATACAAAACAAGACCATCTGTTATAATTTGTGGACCATATCCAGTACTCATATTTTGCCTCTTTATTAATCAATATATAAAAACAATATAACCGAACTATCTATGCTTTTTTTAGTTATAAATTTAAACTCCAAATCTTGCTCTAAAAGAATTATAATTTTTTTGAATATCATTCAAAGATAGAACCAAGTTATATATTTTAATAATAGAATAACTATTATTTAACAAAGGTTGAGACCCACTAGCACCGGTAATAAATAAATTGTTGCCTCCTCCTATGGTAGTCGGATTCGGTATTTCGTAATCGGTGATTAAGTTTGTATCTATATACAATTTGTAGTTTGACCAATTATTAGAACCAGAAAAAACCATAAGAATATGATGGTACCTTAACCAATCGGTGTCAATA